TACTCGCTTGGCCCCTTGTATCCGATGATCAGTTGATCACGGCTTTCGAAGGTGTCTCTGTAAACTACGAGTCTACCGTCTAGGGAACCGATTCGGCTTACGCCTGTAGGCTGAGTAGTCACGTCACCTGGGACTGGAGCAATAGCGAAAGCTGCTAGAGTCTCAAGGATGGCAACGGCTCTTGGATTACCCACTAGCCAATTAGCTGAACCTCTACGAGTGTTGATTGCGATATCCTGAGTCCGTCTGATGATATTGTGATACAGTTCACGGTATCTCTCCATCTCCCATCTACCTCTCACGCCGCAACCTGAAGCACAGAAATCCCAAGTAGTATCGTAACCAGCCACACCCCTTACGGTAGCGTCGATAGCTGCGATTAACTCCCTGTCAATTTCCTGCGTGATTTCGTAGGCAAGGATGTCCATCATTTCTTCTTCAAGATCAAGACCATGCATTGCTTTGAGATCCTGGGCGATTTCTAACGACCAGCGACTTCTTAGCTTACGAGTCTTGGCTTCAACCTGAGTCTTTTCAACGGTCAAGTTGACTTCTCGGATATGGTTACCAGTTCCAACACCTAGACCGATATCGTCACCAACTCCAGCACCAGCGTCACCCTTTGAACCAAGAGCTTCACCAGCGGAGGTGATATACGATCCAGAATATGTTGACTCGATGGTATTATATCCAAGCTCGGTAACGTTTGCAGTATAAGCGCCGACACTCTGGCCTGGACGGAACCTTAGAGCGAAAGCAAGACCGACTGGCCCTGTAAGCGGCTGTACACCAACTAGTTGGTGAGCTACTAACTCAGGGAAAGTACGCCTTACCATAGGAACGGCGATCTTATGAAACATACCCGATGTAGGATATGTAGTACCGCTGATACCTCTACCGTCACCAGCACCTAGTGCATCATTACCACCCGCATTTCCAGGCCCACCCCAAGTGGTTCCTTCCATCAGATGATTGTGCTGATTTTCTAACATTACGGCAGTAGCCTTTCTGACCTTATCTGACTGGATAGCTTTTCCCTCTGTAAGGACAGCATCCCATTTTTTAACTAGGTCATTGATATTCATAAGTCATTTCCTCCTGTACTATTTTTAAATCATTTTACTTCTTTACTATGTCTCCTGAGAATTAAACTTTGTTCTCTTGGAGAACTTTGACATAAGTATCGAGATGAGCGCGAAAAGGAGAATTGTCTTCTTCCTTCAAGGTCTTGTCGTCGCCATCGTCGGCATCGATTTTGCCCTTTCCGTCTTTAGACTCGTTTTTCTCGTCGTCGTCGTCGTTATCATCGTCTTTCTTTTTGTCATTTTTCTTCTTTTTCTTCTTATCATCATCGTCGTCATCGGCATCGTCGTCGTCGCCATTTTTGTCGTCGTCGTCGTTTCCGTTATACGCTTCTACAATGATATCGAATTTGCGGTCAATCTCTTCACGCTCGGTTACTCCGTCTAGCATTTCCAGGACGTGTTCTTTCTGTCCCTCTGTCAGGCCAGATGTTTTCCGATGTAGATAGACTTCCGCAGCAAGCTCTGTAGCGTCTTGCTTGGTCTGCAACTTTTCAGAGATAGACTCGTTTAATTCATCTCTAAGGCTAACGATCTCATCTTTGGCTTCCTTCAGAAGTGCTTTGACTTCCTCATCCAGTAAACCTTCGTCAACGCCAAGTCGGACTTTAAACTGCTCGATTAGATCGGAGTACAGTTCGCCCTTTCTGGCAAATTCCAGAACCTTCTCTGGAATCTGTAGCTCTTGCTCCAGGATCTCATCTGTAAAGGTGGAGAACTTCGAAGTAATGTCATCCTTGTACGTTTCGAATTTCTCTTCGTAGGCTTCAATCAACTTGCCCTTTTCCTCTTCCAGCTTGCTCTCCATGAGCTTTTGAGCCTTGACTTCGATAAGAGTCTCTAGCTTCTCTTTGATGACTTCCTGTTCACTTTCGTCTAATTTCTGAATACCTAACAACTCAAGAAGTTTTTCCATAAGCTATAATACCTCCTATACTATTTCTATATAATATTTATAGAATATATATGTTTTATATGTTTTCGGTGTAATTTGTGGATATATCAGAATTTTGAAATAGGAATTATCCTCTCTTTTTAAACTTCGCACCACCATCAGCGGGTACAAGATCAGTCTCGGCACCTAGTGCCATTGTCTTTACGAGAGTAGAAAACCCTTTGTTTTTCTTCAAAAACAAGTAGGCCATTTTGGTAGCTGCGGTGTGTGCTACTACAGCAGCAGACTTTGAGGATACAAAATGCTTCTTCGGATCGATGTTCTTACCAGCCTTGACTACTTTTTGGATTTTTCCAGAACCTTCGTCATAGATAATCCAATCATTGCCTTGTACTTTCTTGTAGTCTGTTGTAACTGCTTCACCTAAATATTTATCTACTAAGTTCTTCATAATATTTACCTCCCCATAGTACCTAAACTAAGATACATTCCAGTATTTTTTTCGATGACATCATGCAGATTGTCTACATAGACTCCATCGACTGCTTTCTTTATCTTGTAGTTCATACCTCTGATGTTACCAAACTCCACATCATAGGTATCCATCGAATTCAAAGTAATCTTGACATAGTTGACTCCTTTGGAATTCCTACCTATACGAAATGAGAGATCGTTTTTACCAGCAACCAAGTTCTTAGCTCCCATCATTGTTAGAGCTTTGTTGCCTAACTGTTTCGAGATTGTCTTGGCAACTTGCATACTCTCATCCAGTGTGCCGCCGATATACTTTTCTACTAAGTCCATGACTACTCCTTGTCTACGATCTCTGTTGACTCACTGACACCAGCAGCCTTCTTGAACTGCTCGGCATTGAACATCGGATTCTGCTTATTGGCCCAACCGACAATATTGGATTTAAGTTGATCTAGAGTACTAGCATTCTTCATTATAGAAGCTAGTTCATTAAAATCCTTCTTAGTCAGCTTGCCTTCATCGAGTTTCGGTTTGGTTATTGTATCATAGGCTTCTATGATTTTCTCGTCTATTCTATCCATAGTTATAACTCCGTTACCTCTACAGTCCTAGTTTTCCAATCGACTATAGCGTCTTTGTATTTTTTCTTGATAAACTTCTCCACTGCATCTATCTTACCAAAGTTATCAAAGTCTTCATTGTCAACAAAATCGGATAGGTGAAAGATAATCTTCTTCTTCTCTTCTACCTTCTTTACTTTGACATTGAAGACTTTCTCGATAGCTGCTGCTACTTGCCTATCGGCAGACTCATTCAAGATAGAGTTCTCGTATGCTGCCTGTATTTTTTCGTCTTCGAATAGCAACTTCATATATCCTTATCCGATCAACTTATGCATTTCAGCGATCATTTTCAGAAGTTGTCTATAATGAAAACTTTGAGCTTCCCTGATATCATCCTCTGAAGGATCTTCTTTGAGTCCGTTTGTACCTCCAGGAATAGAGAAGTCCTGTCCCTCGTAGATACCGTTTACCCATGAAGGCTTGTTACTAGGGTCTGTTACAAGATCCCAAGTGATTAGATGGAAGTCTTCATTCACGTATCCATCGTCACCGACTGTACCAAGTCCTCTGGAAGAGATTCCCATTGCTCCTTCTTTGACTAGAGTTTTAGCGATCTGGCCCATAGGAGTATCGAGGATCTTTGCCTTGCCGTATAGGTTGTTTCCTTTCCATTCCAGTTGAGTAGTCCGTAAAGCAATCTTGTCTGGATTAACTTCTGGATTCGGTGGATGACCTAACTCTCCCCAAAGGCATTTCTTCCCGATCTTCTCTTGAACCTTAGTTACTTCTCGCTCAAGGATCTCTTTCTTATACCTACGTTTGTTGTTATTCTTCATTTCAGCGGAAGAGAAGATACCTACTGCGTACATATCTTTACTACCCTTCTCTTCTGAAATTTCGAAGTCCTGGCTATACTCTGTTATTAGTTTTCCCAATCTACTCATGGTCTTAGACCTCCGTTTCGTCGTCGTCCTTCTTCTCGGCTGGAGTAATGTCATCTTTAAGACCTACCTTATCCTTAACGAAGTCATCTCTCTTGCCTTGAATTTCCTTGGTTAAAATTTCTTTTGCGTCAACAAATTCATCATTTTCAAAATGATCCAATGCCTTTTTGATATTCTCTTTATCCATGATTCACATCCTCCTTATTTATTCTTCATATGCTACATCTATAGCTAAAAGACCTTGCTTAGATTTGGGTACTTTCAGCTTCTTGATAGCTAGCTGTTTTGCTGCCCATAGATCTTTTGCTTCTGACTTTTTTATTTCCAACTTCTTACCATTATATATAGCGATCCATCCAGCCATATACATGCTTTCCTGCATGTTATCCATTTTCCTGGCCCACATGCCTTTGACCTTTTTCTTCTTAGGATCTTTCTTAGGATTGGTATACTTCTCGTTATCCTTTTCCATGTTCTTTACTTTCTTGTCTAAGAATTTCGCTAGTCTCATATATACCTCTATTACTATTTATATTTTTTTACCACCTTGAGCCTCCTCCTCCTCCACCATCGTCTGCTTCTGAGAAGCCAAGATTGATATCTTTCTTACGGGATTCAGCATTTTCTTTAATTTCCTCGTCATCCCATTTCAAGTATCTCTTCATTAGATAGTACTTCGAGAACTCTGGTCTATCGGCTAATTGCCCATAGTTAGCAAATCGAGTATCATTAAACATCTGCTCCATTTGCTCGTCATAGCGTGACGGAGGATTCATTGTTACTTCTATCTTCTTACTAGTCAACTCATACTGCTTCTTGAGTCCTTTAAACTCAAGGTTGAGTATGAACATATCCAAGAAGTCTTTACACATTCTCTTCTGTTGACGTTCTAAGAACTTGGCCCACTTAATTTCGTCCCTTGAGATCTCAGCAGTACCACCTTGACCAAACATTGTCTCACCACTTCGACCTTCTTGAGCATTCTGTACTCTACTCATAGGATATTTCAAGGATCTGTAAAGTTTATTTTGGAAGTAGTAGATATCATCCAGTTCGGAAAACATATTTGTATTCCCACCGATGGTTTCTATACTCGATCCTCTACCTTCAGCCGATTGAGGCAAGTAGAAGTTCTCCAAGATAGCTAATATTTCTGGCTCATGAGTAAGCGTACCTGTTTTTGGATCATAGGTTTGCTTCTTCTGCATTTTCTGTTTAATCTTCTCGACATACTTTAGTGCTTTATCTCTAGGCATGTTGCCTGTATCGATCCTAAACACGTAACGCTCTGGCGCTCTTACTACTCTTGCGATAATAGCTGATGTCTCAAGAAGTTTTAGCTGATTATAAGGTACTCTGGCCTTCTCAAGGTATCCTCTGACCTCGTATCTTGTCTTACCATAGATACCGTAGTCGATGAACCCTATTTGATTCGGGTTAAAGAAGATGAGATCCTTTCCATCTCTTTCTTTTGCTTCCTTGATATTAGCTGGACGCCTCACTTTTTTAAGATATTGTATAAATCCTACTATCTTACCTGATAGTGGATCATAGAAGTAGTCCATTGTCTCCGTAGGAAGTCTCTTGATATTGATTACTCCCTTTTTTGGATGAGCAGAGTCTATGATTCTCTCATAGTATACTCTTCCATCGATATAGTAAGTCCATAGGAGATCCCAAATTTTTTCTTTTAACTGTAGACGCTCCACGAACATATCATAGAACTCTCGTTTTAAGTTCCTTACTACGTTCTCATTCTTCTGGAGGTCTTTATCTTTGATGTTTAGGTGAAATACTTCTCCTACATCGTCCTCTTGAGTACTCTCGTTAACGGCATCCTCTATAACATCAGAGATCTCAGGAGCATAGGCCATTTCTCTATACTCTTCTATTCGCTGTAGCTCTGTCTCAAATACTCTATTGATATAGGTATTGTAGAAGACATTGAAGCTCTGCATTTGAGTCGCACCATACCCAGGAATATCGGCTATAGTTTCCCAACCCTCTCCCTTAGTCTGCATGATCTTCTTTAGGCTAGTCTTATACTGGCCCTTTTGCTCAAATGCTTTAATCTCTTCTGTTATTACTTCTGGATTCGCATCCGTTTTTTTAAATAAAGCCATAAATGTCTCCCTTTAACATTACATATTTACTATTGATATTTATATTTTTTCACCCATTTTTTTTCGTTCCCAACAATTAAAACATTTTTCTCTCGTCACTTCTTCATTTTTATCACTGCATTTAATAGTACTTCTGGTCAAGTCTCCCAAATCCTCTACTCGTTTAATCGTATAGTCACTACCAGTAGAATCATAATAACCACATTCAATAGGCAAAGATCTTTGACTAATACTTTCAATTAAAGTATTTCTTAGTTTCTCTTTAATTGCAAGCGATCTGTGGAGATTCCATCCTGCTATTACCCAGGTTTTAAATTCTGTATCATCTAACCACGTCACTTTTTTGATTCTTAGTTCTTCTATAAATTCTCTAATTTCTTCGATGACTTCTTCAGAGAATTTTTTTACTTTGACTGAGTTATAGATATCATATGCTAACTCATCTTTCTTTGGTGATTGAATTGATCTATAGAGATCCTTTCTAATGATACTCATACTCTCTGGATTATGAGGAACTTCAAGAAATTCTGAGATTCTTTTGATCTGCGTATCAGGATCTTCTATTAGTTCTCCGTAATCAACTACTAGTGTTTTATTCCATAGATCTTTTGATTGTAGTATATACCTACCGACTGATAAGATATAACGATTAAAATTTGTCTTCATTTGTTCAGGAGCAAACTTCCAATCATTCTTATTTGCTACCATGACTTTCGAGACTAATTTAGTTTGACTCTGTATGATCTCCCTTGGATTCCTCAAACAGAATATAATCTTATCAATCTCATCAATAGCGGGTTTAACAGTTCGTAACAACCCACTAGTAATTATTTTTATAGCTTTGTCTTTATACTTCTCTAGTTCTTCTTCTGTCCTGATTCCTCTAGTAACGACTTCGGTTTCCCAAAAGCCTTCTGGATTCAAATAATTTGCTCTTTCTTCTTTCTTTTTACTATGAGATTGATTTCTTTTTTCTCCTGCTATCTCGATAAATAGAGAGTCAATAATTCTCATCATTAAAGAAGTGCCGCTTCTCGGCTCACCAGTTATTACTACCATTTTTCACCTCTTCTTTTTATGGTGTTAAGAATGTAATTGATTTAAATACTTCATCCCGATAATATATATCATAACCACCACCATAAGGAGTTATAAAGGATGAATTGTAATCACTAAACGATGTGTATGCATCCCAAAACTCTTTAAAATCATACTTAGAACCAACTCCCATATCAGTTTTTAAAACAGCTTTTTGGAAATTACTATAACTAGTAGTCGGTACTCTTATCGAGAATCTCTGATCTGTAAATTGACCAATTCTGATTTCTAATCTATTAGTTGTATCATTACCAGTTTGAGTGCCATCTTCGGAATAGTATATATAATTACTTGCTCCTCCTGTGCTTCCCGCTATCAATGTTACTACATCATCTTCCTCAAAAGGAGCATCACCTGTCCATTGAGATCCTATTACTACTTGCATTCTAGCACGACCAAGAGGCCAACCAGTTCCCATATAATCATAGATACTAAAGGAAGATGAGCTATAAGACACTGAAGTCGATGAACTCGATGACTCGCTCAATGATGATGAGCTAAAAGAGGTACTCGATGAGCTACTGCTCGATGAGTAGCTGCTCGATGACTCGCTTGATGAGCTAGTAGAACTTGAGCTACTACTTTGTGGTAACATAGAATAAGTTCTAAGTCCACCACCAGCACAAGCAACATATACAATGCCTTCGGATGCGTGAACATCTTTAAATGAATTAAACTCACCTGGATTTATATATTGTTCCATTGCCAATCCACCGCTGACATTTACTGAATATCTTCTAATAGAACGATCATTACCACAAGCAACATATAGCCATCTCTCATCAGACCATACATTCATCCATTCATCAGAGTCACCGTCATGATCAGTATCTATGTTAGTTAATCCACCGCTGACATTTACTGAGTAACTCTTTAATCCCTGGTTTCCAACACTAAATAAATATCCAAATGCGTAGTGTACTCCATTAAAGTTGAAGGATGTTTCTACGGTATCAATATGAGTCATTATACCAGCACTTACTGAAAAACTCCTTACTCCGTATGGTAGATTATTTCTTCCACAGGTAAATACAAATCCAGCACCAGTAATAATACCATAAGTCCTAAATGATGATCCACCACCAGTTCTCTCACGATCTATTTCATAAGGAATTCCAACGCCCGACAATCCAAAAGTGACTAGTCCGTAAAGGAAACATGCTGCATATAAATAAGTACCGTCACCTTCTCCTGTAATATCATAAAAGTTATTACCACTATCAACGCTGTCTAATAGAACTCCTCCTCCAGTAGTATTCACTGAACAAGTATATAGTTCATTTCCAGCGGCATAAACTAAAGCAGAAGGGCCAGGAGATTCAGTATATATCGCCCTGAGATATCCATCAGTTATAGGCGTTTCATCTACTAAGTCCAAAATTCCAGATGACGGATTAACTGAATAGGTTCTTATTCCTTGTGAGTACTCACCACCAGTGTATGCAAATGGCCTTATATCAAAATTTTGATCGGCCTTTACCCCTTGATAAGATGGAAAGTTTGTATCATCAACATCTAATTGCTCTAACTCAAGAGGGAACGTAGACTCAGAGCTTGAGCTAGTAGAAGATGAGCTAACGGAGATAGACGAGCTACTCGATGACTCGCTCGTTGATGAGGACGAGCTACTCGATGACTCGCTAGTTGATGAGCTTGAAGAACTCGATGACTCACTCGTCGATGAGCTTGAACTGCTCGATGACTCGCTCGACGAGGATGAAGAACTGCTAGATGACTCGCTGCTCGATGAGCTTGAAGAACTCGATGACTCGCTGCTCGATGAGCTTGAAGAACTCGATGACTCGCTCGACGAGGATGAACTCGACGATAGCGAGGAACTACTGCTCGATGAGCTTGAGCTTAATGACGAGGAAGAGGAAGAGCTACTCGATGACTCGCTCGATGAACTCGAATAGGACGAGGATGAACTCGATCCCAAATAAAATTCAATGGTAGCACTACACGGTACAGTAAATACAGTATCCGATTTAAATCTGACTACTGCTATATCATCCGATGCTGCCGATGGAGAAGCAAAAGTAAGAGGTATTTCTGAGTCGCTGATGTAATTTAAATCAAGAGCTATTCCAGATGGTGATACATCCGAACTTACTGCCAATTCCATATTAACTCCACCTGATGGTACATAACCAACACGTAAAGTCGAAGGTCTAAAACCTACTTCCCAACCATTTTTCGGGACTAGCTGTAGAAAATAAGGAGCTACGCCTGTAGTAGACTTCCATCCAAATGCAGATGGACTCCATGCCCCTTCTCCACCTGATACCATCCAATCGGCATCGTCACAGACTGTTAACCATCCTGGCCCTGACTGAGAAGAGGAAGATTGAGAGTCTGATGAGGAAGAACTCTGTGAAGATGAGCTAAGACTACTACTAGATGAGGATACACTACTACTAGAGGAGCTTTGTAAAACGAAATTTTTGATGGCCTGTAACGATAGCTTATATGATCCACCATTCTGGACTATTTCAACTAAGTCTGCGCCACCAGGAAATCCCGCTGAAGGTAACTGTGTAATTGTTTTCTGTGCCATTCTAAATTCTCCTATATAGTAGTATTTATTTTCTATTGATATTTATATATTTTTTAAGTTATGGTTCAATTATTCTGTCATCTCCTAATTCAGTTAGTCTATCATCTCCTTCCTCTGTTAGCCTAAAAGTAAAAATAAAACTCGCACTTGAGGAACTAGTACTTGAGGAAGACAGACTTTCCAAGACTCTCACATCTCCTTCCTCTGTTACTCTACCATCTAATTCCTCTGTTATTCTAAAATCAGCACCAGCACTTTGGCTTGATGAACTTGAGTAACTGCTCGATGAGGAAGAAGTCATACAATCAACTAAGCCTGAGTAGACATGGAAATTATCTAAGTTTACTTCTAAGCTATGCTCATTGTATTTCTTATAAGCTAATTGAACGTATACATCAGAATTATCATTGTTAGTTACTACTCTTCCAGTAGTAAAACCATCCCATTTCCAATCATCAACATCCCATACGTAGGTTTTGATCTCACCACTGGTTCGGGTGATTCTGAATTGACCAGATGCGTCACTGCTACCAGCATAATCCATAGTAACATCTAAACCATCCGATCCGTATTGAGCAGCTTCAGCTTTTCTTCTTCTTCTGAGATGCCCAAGTACCTCATCGTCGGATTCTCTTATAACTACAAAGTTTATATGAGATGACTCAGATGTTGAACCACCTAGACTCCATTCTGAAAACTCAATTCTTAAATCAAAGTCTCCAGAGATAGCAAACCTAGAGTTATATATTGCTTCTTTATCAACAGCGCCGATTCCAGAATTGAAGTTTAGTTTATTATTTTGAATAGATGCCAGGATGTCATCATTCCTAACTTCCAACCATCTGTGAATATTTGGCTGAGATCCATTTATACCTATAAAGAGATCGTTTGCTGATACATAACAAGAAGTAGAAGAACTCGACGAGGAGGATAGCGACGAACTCGATTCCGACGAGGAGGAACTACTCGACGATGACAGGCTGCTCGATGAGCTTGACAGGCTGCTTGACGAGAGGCTGCTGGATGAGCTTAAACTGCTCGATGACTCGCTGCTCGATGACTCGCTCGAAGATGAAGATGACTCGCTGCTCGATGAAGATGACTCGCTTGAGGATGAAGTACTCTTCGATGAGGAAGATGCTCCATCTATCTCGTCGTAACAATCCCAAGGATCATTATCTTGATATCTAAATGGTAGAGATACGCTGCTGCTGCTCTTACTTGAGGAGCTTACGGAAGATGATGACGATGACGTAGATGAGGAAGAGCTACTGCTCCGTAAACAAGTCTCATACATGAATACGTCTGTATCATTATAATAATATGTTTCGCCTCTTAGCATTCAATCACCAGCAAGCGTGTGCAATGGTAGCTTTTTACAGTAGGGATTCCTTTACCAGTCTCTTTACGAATCTCCCACTTAATATCATAATCTCCTGCACTAGCGGTTACTGTCTCTGTGATAAAAGCCGATACTGTGTTATATAAAACGGTGGCAGGAGTAAGAGGCACAACACTGTTTTGTTTTTCGTGACCTACTACTTCAAAAGATGCACCACTAGGAGTATAAGCTACTCCAGTTTTTCTATTGATGTTTAGATCGACTATTCTTCTGTCATTCTGTGTTAGCTCTTGATATGTTCTATCCATTTATAGCCTCTTCGCTTTTTTGTTTTTCTTCCTTTGCTTCTTTTTCTTTTTCAAATTTCTGAGCTTCTGTCTTAATGCTCGTATAGTCTGTTTACTGAAATCTTTTAACATGGTTCCCATGACAAATTCTTCCGCTTCATCGAAGGGAACTTCTTCTGGATTTATAATGTAGTAACTAGGAGAGTAAAAGTATCTCCGTACTGCTATTTTTAATCCAGGATACCTAGTCGTTATATCTCTCCAAACAAATGTCATCTTGCCTTTTCTTCGCTCGTAAGACTGTTGATATAACTTCATGAACTTCTTTCTTTTTGCTCTCGGAACATAAGACAGATTGATTGCTTGGAAGAATCTCCATTGTCTTCCAGTATTGGGATGCCTACCAGAGTAGGCGTACATGAAAATGATATGAGGAGTCTTGTCATTTCTCCATCCTTGATATTTGAACTTATAGAAGTGACCACTTTGCCAAAGAACACCTGAAAATTTCTTCTTTAAATGTCTAGTTATACCTGTGTCTGGCATTACAAATTATCTCCTTTTACTTGCCTTGTTTTATAACTCTAGCGAACCCTTTTCTCATGTTATTAAAAAGGTTGTTATACTCGCTCATGTCTCCTGTTTCGTCATCCAGAACCTTGTTAAGAATTCCATCCTTACCATCGATTCCTTTGATAGGAGAATTGACTACCCTTTGTAGTTGCTTCATTGCGGCTTTTCTATCGCCTATTAGCATTCTAGCGAAAGCATCTGCCATAAAGTCAATAGTCTCTTCAGTTAAGAGAATATTCTTCTCGTATGCCTCTTGAATTACTTCTACTGTTTTATCCATTACTCCTCCTTATACAATTACTTGTATCTTTCAATACAACTACTTGTATCTCTTTATACAAAATTCCAGATATCACCAGAAGCATCTTTGAAGGCATCCATTTCTGCTGGATCATCGATGAACATTTCCTTCTCGGCTTTACTACCAGCAAATTGACCTTCTGAATTCGTGCCGAAGATTGAAATACTATCTTCTGAAAAATCCACATTCAGCCTATCACCTGGACGGTAGTTATTCCACCATTTCATAATCTGGATTGGTCGATGACCTACGAAATTAGAAGAGTGCCTACCTACTGCTGTAGTCTCGTCTAAAAAACTTCCTATCTTGTCTTCTATTGAACTATGTTTTCCCATGTTAACCTCTCTTATTCCGAAATAATTGTTTTTCTGTCAGTACTTTAAATACAAATCCCATTTTCTTAGAATACAACTCTGCTGCTTTAAATTTCGCCTGATTGACTAGGTAAGTACGAGTCATAGTTGCTCTAGTCTTTGCGCTCTTCTTACCTCTTTTAGTCGGAGGCTTCGTATCCTTATCAGGTTTCACCTCGACTAAAAATCTTCGTTTGCCTTTTTCAGTTTGAAAGCAAACATAAAAATCTGGATAGTATCGTCTAGTTTTATTCACTTTGAAAGGATCTAAATACCTTACACAATGGCTCTCACTAGACCACTCTAAAACTGCTGGAGTTATATCCAGCCATTCGCAATATCGATACTCCCATGAACTCCTGGTGATTATGGGATATTGCCCTACATATTTTTCTATGTTCTTAGGACTGTAGTACTTCTCATGCTTCCTAAGTCTATTATTTTTTATCATTATTACCAAATAACCATATTTACATCATACTTACTTAGAGGATCATCAATCGATCCTGCTCCTGCTGCCGTAACAACGCCACCCATTTTCATATGTTTACCTAGTCCACCTTCTTTACTATTCCAAAAGATCTCAAACTGCCATTCTTTACTACTAGGCATCTTCACTCCCATAGCTTGATCATCTTTGTATCTTTTATACTCAGATTTTGTCATATGCCAACCAAGATTAAGTCTATTGAAAGTATCCCAAATGGCTTGTGGCCCATTCCATGCAGTATCTTTCCAGATCTTATTGGTAGTAATCTTTTTCGTTTCCTTATAGAGTAAGGTTTTTAATCTGGCTTTAGATAATCCGTCTGCTCCTAGTCCAGTGCCTTCCTGTCTTTCTGAAGACTCTCTTATATATCTTTTGAATTTCATTTAGTCTCCCAACCAGTTTTTTCAGGTTTTACTTCTACCTTCTCTTCTGGCTCTTCTTCCTCTTGTTTTGGAATAAGCCGATACTTCATCAATGGCTTACCGTTAACGAGAGGCTCATTCCTCTCGTTATAAGTAATAGTCTTGACTTTTACCCTTTTGTTTTTCCATTTACCACCTAGTATAGTATCACCTATCTCTATATCTAGAGTGATAGCTTCATTCAGATATTTCTTTAATCTGCTCATGTATTACTACCTCTTCATATAAACTACAATGTGGATTATTTATAGGGTCATGGGTACAGGGACAATCTGTACCAAATGCTTTAGTCAATGTCCCTGTACTGTACCTGAAAATATGCCAGCATATTCTAGTCATTAGATGAATTTTCTAATACGTTTTCCTGTAGCTGTCTTGCCTGACTTGGCCTTTCTTTTCTTCTTCCTTTTATACTGCTTAAACTTGGCAGTTCTGCGGAATTTCCTGGCCTTCATTTTCATCTTGGCTCTGTTTCTACGGTATTCCCGTTTTCTCTTACGCTTCGCGGCTCTGTTGATCTTGACTCTCTTGGCAGCAAATTCAGAAAGTTCTTCTTCTGTTTTCTCATCGGCCAAATCTTCAATGATACCGACAAATTCCGTTTGCTGTTCTTCCGTAAGATTTTCAAAAGAAAGAGTAGTCATAAAGTCAACCATTCGATCCATGACTCTAGAGTCATCTTCCAGATCAACCTCCTCCATTAGCTCATCAAATTCATCGTCTTCTGTTAGATAGCTTTCTATCTTATCTTGAATACTCATAATCTCTCTCCTTAGTCGGTTTCTTTGTCGGCTTTCCACTTCGAATCGAGTTCATCGAAGAAGGCTTTCTTTTTCTTCTTATCCAGGTTTTCTATTTCTTCTGGATCGAAGCCATGTTTCTTCGCCAAGGCATTAAAGACTTTCTGGTATTCCTCGTCCTTTCCTTCTAGAAACGGGAGCTTCTTTTTCTTCTTCGACTTCTCTTTTAACTGATCCAAATATTTATCGATTTTTTTCAATGTTTCGTTAGCCATGACTCCTCCTATACGTGATATCTTTTTTTAGGCTTGCGAGTAGGAGTTCTCCCACCTTTAGCAAGCCTGTCTTTACTATTCTTCTGTTTATTTCCTTCCGATGATCGCTTCAGTTTTTCTAGGCTATTTTTTTTCTTATGCTTCGTCTTACGATACTTCGCCCGTTCATAAGATTTCTTATCTCCACTAGTTAAACCAGCCATGCGATCTTCGCCCATAAGGATATTTATCTTTTCTATTATGTCCATTTTATACTTCCAATGCTTCTTTTAATTTGCTTTGTTCTTCCTCTGCTGGAGATCCGACATCTACTTCTTGATCCTCTGGCGGCTGTACACCACCAGCGTTAGAATTGACATCTCTGACTTTTCCAAAAGGTTTTTCTTTAGGAAGTACTTGCCCTTTTCGATCAACAGCATTGACTATAGCTCTGAGTGCGAAAATGAACTCGCTATACTCTTTGCTCATATCACCTAATAGCTGATGTGCTTTTTGAACGAAGATAGGATTGTCATTGACTGCATTAATCTTCGTTTCCAATTTTTGAATGAAGTCTTCAATCTTATCATCCAATGCGTGAAGTTCAGGAAGCATTTTTTTACTGCCTTCTTTTTTCTTCTTCGCAGCCTCATTTAAAGCGTCTTTGATGCTCATAGTAATCCTCCATCTATAAGTTTCTCTATTTCTTCTCTGACATTTTTATCAAGTAAACGTAGAATCCCTTCTTTGTTGTCTGACTTTTTAATCAATTCTACTACTTCTTTTATATCAGAGCTTATATTCTGAGACTCTTCAATACGTTCCTTCTTGTTTTGAATATCCAAGTAGTTATCTATTTTACTGAGTAATTCTGCCATATCACTAATATTTATATTTTTTTATCGCCTTTGAACGAAAGTATATGAAAAAAACATATAAAAAATATAAATAACATTAGACAAGTATTTTCTATAGGAGGAGTGAACCCAAATGCCAGAAGTACCAGTGACGGATAAATCTGATCATGATATCCTAATAGAAGTAGCTACTAATCTAAATGGTCTATGTAAACAGCTTAAAACACTAGACAGTGATAACAAAGCAGACCATAAGACAATTAGAGAATTGATCGATAGTAACTACAAGCTAACCACTGGATCAGAAACACGGATATCAGAAGCAAAATCAAAACAAGTACAAGCATGTAACGCAAGATTCCTTCCTCAGAAAATATTTCTATGGATAGCGGGTTTTATTATCTTAGGAGTTTTCGGATCGTATGGATTCACTACTTACGTGCAAAGAGATCTTACTAAGCATAAAGTAGAAGATGCCAGAATAATGAGTGATTTTATAAATCATCTTAAAGAATATAGATTGCATAAAGGTGTGAGAAATGACAGTATATCTACTACGGACAAAACAAAGCGATCAAGGAACTGAAGGAATACTAATTGCTGGTGGCTTTATGTGCAAGACACTAGAGCTACCTTGGAGAGAGAATAAAAGAAGTATATCTTGTATACCATCTGGAGAGTATACGGTACAGATAAGACAGTCTCCGAAGTATGGTTCAGTCTATTGGGTAACTAAGGTGCCTAGTAGAACATGGATACTTATACATGCAGGAAATTTTGCAGGAGACACGAAATTCGGATTCAAGACTCACGTAAACGGATGCATACTGCTAGGAAAAAAATTCGGATACCTTGGTGATCAAAGAGCAGTACTGAGTTCTCGAATCACAGTCAAAAAATTCAGAAGAGTCATGCAAGATCAAACATTTGTATTAAATATCATTGGTGGAGGAACATTATGATCTTAGAAACAATTTTAGGTGGAGTAACTGGTTTAATCGGTAATGTAGTCGGAGGGATTTTCAAATACAAGCACGCCAAAATGCAAGCGGAAATGCAAGTAGTTGGAAATAAGCATGAGATCGAGATGGTACGTGAAGAAACGAAAGCCATGATCGAGGAAACGAAAGCCAATATCAAAATCACGCAAGCACAAGTAGAAGGCGCTATCGATATCAAAGATTCCGATGCCTACATGGAAAGTCTGAGGCAAGGAGGCAAGTCAAGTTTCAGTAACAAGTGGATAGACAATCTCTTACAGATCGAAGGTCATCTTTTCAGTTGGGGAGACAAACACTTCCTATCCTGGAAACTTCTCACGGTTCCTATAGCTAGTATAGTCGCTCTCCTTTTTGGACTAGTTGACTTTATTAAGGGAATGATCAGACCTTCATTGACCATGTATCTCTGCGGCGTAACTACTTGGGTTACAATGCTTGCTTGGGAAGTCATGCAAAAAAGCGGAGCAAGTATCTCTGCTACTGAGGCATTGACTCTCTTTAAAGATACCACCTCGATAGTAGTCTACTTGACTGTATCTTGTGTAACATGGTGGTTTGGTGATAGGCGTATGGCTAAGACTATCATGGAAGTCAAGGGTGGCGCTGATAGAACTAAAATGGATGACAATATAGTGATATAATGGAAAGGAAAAAACCAAATAAAGGCTTTTAAATGAAATTTCAAGAATACTTAGATGGATATGAAGATCTAGATATCATCGATGGTGATATGTCTGAAAAGACCATCGAGGATTGGGGTAAGAACGGGAAGAAGTTCGAAACCAAAATGGTGAAAGCCATTGATGCTGCTGGCTTAGACGTAGAGACTAATCGTTATGCTGGTAGAGGTTGGGACATCAAACCGAAAGGCAAAGACTGGACTGCCAAGCTATCTGGTAAGGATGTCAATATAAAGCAAGCCAAGACAAAATGGATGTTTGGTAGTACGGAGCTTGCCAAGATGTTGCCGTGGGATGGATTCAAAGGAGAATTCGATGTCGAGGCAGCAGAAAAGAAAGTAAAGAAGTTCATCCAGAAAATGGGATTACATAAGGTAGTCTATCTCAAACCTAACACTCCTGAGATCCAAGCGAAAATCAATGACATAGCTAACGATGATAAGGAGACAAAGGCTAAAGAGAATAAAGCCAAGGAAGTACTATCTAAGAAAAATTTCTATATTGAGAAGCTAGCTCCAGGTTGGAGCGTGAGAGTCTTGACAAGAGACAATCGAGTAAGCTCTATAGCTATAGACTCTGGAGGCAAAGTATTCATGAGGAGCGAGAAGCCACGTATGATGGGAGGTAGCATGACTGTTGCCTTTAGAACTCCTTCTCATATCCCAGGAAAAGGAAATCAAGGGAGTGTAATGAAATGAAACTAAGACAACTACTTGAAGGAAGCATTATTGATCAAGCACTATCTCTACCAGAGCCAGAGGTCGGAGGAGATTATGCTTCTGAGAAGGTTAAGCGATATATAGAGATCTGCACTAAAGCTCTCGATGCAATGAAGAGTAAAGATAACAATGATGCTAATGACGCCATTGTAGCGGATATACGAGACAAAAAGAAAAAGTGGGGTAATGTAGACAAAGAGACAGCGCCAGTTAAGGTCAAACAGGAAGAACCACCTCCAGAGGACGAGGAAGACCCGAAGGGCGAACCACCTCCAGAAGAAGAGGAGCCACCACCAGAGGAAGAGGAGCCACCACCAGAGGAAGAAGAGGAAGAGGAAGAAGATCCTCCACCGAAAAAGAAAAAAGTTGGCCCTGCCTTTAAGAAAAAGGTCAAAGAGTCATTAGAGACTCCATTTGAGAGGTATATGAAATGAGGAGTGGTATATTAGAGAAGATAGAGAAATTCCAAGCAGATGTCGAAAAAGCCGCTACGGAACTGTGGCTAACAGAAAGCAAGACAGTTGATGATATCTACAAGGCACTGATGAAGATCCCTGTGTTTAAGAATCTATCAATGGATCGGCAAGGTGAAATTTCGATGGAAGTAGAAAAAATGATTAAGAAATAGGAGGAGTCATGGCAGATATCGTCAAGCTACCCATGCTTAATAAAATGAAGCAACTGTGCTGTGACGAATGCGAAAGTACTACTCTCAACTTATTCTTCTCAGAAGAAGAGTTCCTTAAATCGTTAGCTTTTAGATGTATTTCCTGTGGATATATAGGATATTTTACTGTAGAGGACGAAGTAGCGTGATAAGAATAGATAAGTAATATTGGGAAACGTGGTTATGAGGAAGCCCGTAATCCCATTGAGGAGAAGGGGAATGTTTTGACGAGGCATTCCCCTTCATTGTTTCTACTTCTTGACATACGTTGATCTTTCCAGAATGGTTTCATAATCGTCTGCTTCATCTTTGTTGTTACGGACTTCTACAAAGATAGGCAGAAACAGAGATTTCTGACCAGTTGATTTATCATCCGTAATTTCATTATACTCAAGTTCAACAATTTTACCGATATACTCACTAGGATCTTTTTTACGATCTTCATCAGACAAACCAGATCCAGATCTAACTTTAATAATACCATCTGAAGATTCGAGAATCAGACCACCGATCCAATTACTAGAGTCTACGGTTTTCTTGCCACGTTTAACGCTTGACTGTTTAAAAGGATAAGTACCGACACAAAGCAGATCAGCAGGATCTTTGACTTTCATTTTAACCTGATTCGGTGAAGTATGATCTTTCCAAATACCATCAAGGTTTTTGAGTACAGCGCCTTCCTCTCCTCGTTGTAGAAGTTCATTGTAGTACTTCGCTGCTTCTCCGAAATTGTTGACTATACGATGTTCGATGACAATTAGTTTTTTAGAAGCTGATAGTAAAGTAGATAGATTGCGAAGTCGATCATTATAAACGGTATCGTCTTTACCATCGATCCATTTGTCATACTCAACAGTATCCCAACATTCAACTACTATACGGCTTGCCTCTTCTATTGAGAGAGTTCCAGCAAGACCTTTGTTGATGATACCATTGCCAGTCTTACGATCAAGGAAGGCATCCTCGTCATCGATTTTCCGACCTTCTTTTAAGACAAGTCCTTCACCATGAATAACGAAGTTGTCTCCATCCATTGATAGCAAGTCATCGTCAAGACAATTAAACAAGTCAAATACTTTGCCACTGCGAGATTGAATTTCAATCTGTCCATTGCGTTTAATGATATTCAAAAACTCGCCGTTTGCTTTCTTCTCCACGATTGCGGGATAGTGTACACGATCATAGTTTTTGTCATTGGCAGAAGCACAACGCATATATGGAGTAGTAGGAATCAGTTTTTTCCAAACTTTATTGACAGTCTTATAAGATACTCCACACCTTGTTTCTTTAGCTACTATACGGCTAATAAGATCAGCAGTTTCAGCCGAACAGCTATTTAAAATCTGGCATAAATGTTCGATAGCTTTGTTACCTGTAATTTCACGGCTAGCCAATGGCAGAAGATCTGCCATAGGAAAGGATGAGCCATTTGGTGTATGAGCAGGAATCTTTTTGATACCAAATGTAATATGCGGATTCAGCGCCATTCCGAAGAACTGTCGAAGCAAGTCATTGTCGATGTTTGCTTTCAGTATCTCAAGTTTAACGTTTTTGCTTGACTCATTTTCGAGTTCTTTTATAATTTCATGCATGTCTTACTTCTCCTTTTAAGGTCTGAAGATATCCTCTTTTATTGCTTTCTTGATAGCAGCCAATGTCGGTAAGAATTTGATTTTGATATTCTTCCCTTGAACTTCTACCTTCTCAATGTCGAAGTCTTTAACAGGTCGCTCCGTAGAAGGAGAAGTAACCTTGACTATTTTGATTCTATATTTCATATTAACCTCCAAATATTATCATTCCTATCCCACCAAAAAAAGCAGTGAGAGAAATAACGATTCCGATCTTGACTACTTTCCAAAGTTTTCTCTCTTTCTCTTTGATAGCTCTTTCTCTATCCTCGTAACTGATACCGTCAATTTTTATAACTTGAGATAGATCAATCATTTATTTTCCTCCACTTCGAATTCAATAATTTCTTCAAGTAGAGCCTCTCTCTCGTCAAGGAGACTTTTGATAAACAATGGATGTTTATATTCTTCCTCTGTGAGATCATAATCTACATCTTTAAAGCCTAGTACTCCAGGTTCAATGCCTTCTGAGAATATGATATCGCATTTTTGTACTTTGAGTTTAATTCGAAAAGATTTTTTCACGATGCCTCCAGTACTTTGTATCCGTAACCAGTAAGAGTTGACTTCGACAAACGAATGAGATAGCCAGTAGCAGCCTTGAAAACGTTGCGGCGGCGTCCGTAACGTACCTTCTCAAAGACTCGACATTTATCAGGCATTCCATAAGGAGCCTTGAAAAATTCGATCTTCTGGCCGAACTTGATAGGAGTAGTATTCAGATTCTTACGGCAACGCTCACGCCAAGCAGCAGCCCAACCTCTTGACTCATCAGAGATAGGATGATCTTCTAGGGGAGTCAGGAGATCCAAGATGGAAGCAGGGCAATTACTGATATTTGGCCCATAGGTTTCATCCATATCCTTATAACCGAAGTTGTAGTCATAGTCTCTGGTGTAGTTCAGCATGAAAACAGCAGCCCATACGTAACGTTCACCAGTCTCTTTGTTGACGGTTTCGACTGCGGCATATGCTTCCCTGAATTTGATGGCAGTCTTGAGACAAGTATTCTTCCTCTTGTCGGATTCCCAGGTTAGGGTATCTTTAAACCACTCAGTAATATTTGACGGTTTTTGGAAATAAGTCCAACCCATAATGATTTCCTTTCTATTCGATGAAATGTAAATTTTGAACGATTCCGACGATTCTAGGTTTTTCAAAAACCATGACAGAATCCATGCAAGGTGTATAATAGCCTAGCTCGTTTCCATCTTCATTGACAAAATATGCATGGATTCCAGAATTCACACGTCCATTGCGCTCATTGAACCGATTTTCAACGATATGAGCGTATTCGATGCCAAGGCCTAGAAAAATATTTTTGGCCTCATACAGCGAAATAACACCGCTAAATCCTAAATCCTGGCAACCTGTATCGAATTGTTTTTTCAATGGTAATCTCCTTTTTATAAACAAAATCTTTCAAGATGAGTTTTATGGACATATTCTTTTCGACCATCTTTGAGTTCGATACTAATAAGAACTTCATTGAGATGACCTAAAACCTTCACAAAACCATCGTGAGTTAAACTCTGAAGGTGATCAAGAGTATTTTTTTTCAGTCTCGCAGTTTTGTAAAGATCGAATTTTGATAGCATTTTTTTCTCCCTTTTTGATTGTTTATAATTCATTATACCTTGAATAAGATACAATGTCAAGGGTTTTATTTGCATCTTTGAATATAAATTACTGGATCTTTTATAGTGTCTCCCCAATCATGAACCCGCTCGGAATTCGCAGTAAATCTAACAGGATAGCCAGTCACACCAAAATTCTCATCCAGATCATCGACCAATTTAAAAAAATCGTGTTGATGGTGATCATTTTCGGCAATTCCATTATGAACGTTGATATAACCATCTGAATAACACCATTCTTCGTATTCCTCATCGGTCATATCATTTGTATCATAACGACCACCATCTTTAATGGTAAAGAAGCAAGATCCCATTGCCATGACGAACTCGAATAAGTCATTGTCTTCATTGAGGATTCTTCTGGCTTCTTTGATAACGATGTCCACTGCAATATCATTGGCTTCTTCTTGTAACTGCTCGATTCTTTTGAGTTTTCTCTCTAACCTTCGATCCATTTTTCAACTCCTCCTAATTTGATTAGTTCTTTTATGGAGTTAATCAATTCAATTCCTAAACGAGTGCCATCTTCCAAATATTCAATATCGTTATCCTTTTCCCATGCAAGATGCCAATCTCTTTTGTTTATGTTTGCTTGTTTTCTTGTAATGATTTCGCCATCTTGGAGTACCCAATTTGCAAACAATGTATCTTTGAAAATCGGAATTTCGGATTTTGATTGCCAAAATGAATCTGGTTTATCTATATTATCAATAATAAATTCAATGACTTTAGGTTGATACTTTGCTTTTATGTTGTCTATCTCTATTCGCATGTTGGAAACAACGTACATAATGATATTGTCTTTGCGATATGTCTTATAATTCCTGGCATATAGCTTCTGAAATATCCAGCCATTTGGTTTTAATTTTTTTATATCGCCAGTGTAGCAGTAAGATTCCATTTTTATTTCCTTTTTGATTGTTTATAATTCATTATATCTTGAATAATATACAATGTCAAGGATTATTTTAACAAACGACATTGGCATGAAGTCTATCGAAAAAATCATCTAGGTTTTCTTCCTCGTCCTCATGAAGTTCCATTTCAGCAGCCGAACAAAACCCATATTTAAACATTTCTTCTTTATCGGCATCGTAATCATCTATGTCATTGTAATAACTCATGTTTTGCTCCTATTTAGGTTGATGGATTGATATAGTTTTAAAGTTTTCAGTATTTATATTTTTGATTGTCGCTGCACTGTTTATGCTTATTGTTATCATGATCGCTATTGTTATGTTTTTTATTGCCTTTTTCATTGTTTTATAATTCATTATACCTTGTATAAGATAGACTGTCAAGGAAAAAATGCAAAAAAATGAAAAAAAAATCGGCATAGGTTTCAGTACCTTATGCCGATTGTCCCACTTTACGGTAGACTATTTCTAAAAGAAAACGCTCAATCTCGTATCATCATGATCGACGATATGTTCCTTACCCAACGGCGACAGTAACGTCCTAATCTTATTGATAAAAAACTTCTCGATCATAGTTTCATAATCATATTGAATCATTTCATCGAATTCGGTAGGCCATTCCTGGAATGTAATCATATCCACATTGAAAGGATTCTTTTTGACATAGATCACTTTGGCTTTTAGTCCCTCGTAAATATCCTCATATTTATGCTGAATATCCATATGCTCTAATAGCTTCCTGTAATTGTAGACTCCCTTGACATGCCAAGGTGTACCTTTTTTCGGTCTTGCTTCTGTCTCTTGACCTATATCAAAGGACTTGTCATCTTTTCGGATGTACTTTCGGATATTGTTTATTCCCACGTTAGCAGCTAATTCAGCAGGAGACATTTCCATTAACTCTTTCCTGTACTTACGGATCTGAGCAGCTATGTTCTCATCGGTATCTTGCTTGACAATCATTTCCATTATTCTCTTCAGTCTCGGTCTGATTGCCTCTGAGCTATCACTCCTAACGATCTCTAATCCTGTAGTCTTTAGATCGTCCTTTGGTACTCCTTCTTTATTGACTAGGTGATACGAGTACTTCTTCTTCTTTACGAAGAGAGCAGACTTGGCAATGATCTCTTGTTTAAATCCAATCTTGAAGTCATGTACCTGTGAGTTATAGTCACCTAATTGTACTTCATTGAATATGCGATCATCAATATACTTCTCCATAATTCCAGAAATAGTTTGAACCCATTTGATTTTTTCCTCATCTGGTAGAGCAATCCATTTCTCTGTATATCCTTGATCACAGATCCATTCACCTAAACCAACAAATAGTGAGTCAGTGTCGATATACTTAACATAATCCTTCTTTTCGACATTAGGAGTATGATCACCATCAAACAAGTCTATCAGGTCTTTTGTTGGGTCATTTAAAAGGTCATTACAGAAATCTTGACCTCTTAAAATGGTATGCCTACCTCCGTAGGTAATAGCTTCCGCTATATGGACATTGAAGTACCTGGAGTAAGGCACGCTAAGAATTCCAAAGAAGGCATTCATCATAATCTTTAGAGCTAACTGGAGTGAGTCGAATTCCTTCTCACGTTCCTTATGCTCTTGCTGCTCCTTATCTTTTGTCTCATTAGCCAAATGCCCATGTTTATCTCTCATACCCTTTACTTCTTTTCGTTTGAAGAAAACAGCCTTCTCAACTTCAGCTACAACTCCATGCTTTTTAGTAGAGAAAATCGCACCGTTAGGAGAGATAGTGAGTAGTCCTCGTTTCAGAGCAAGGTTAAACTTGTCAAGTTTATCCTCGGTCATTTCTACCGTTTTCCATTTTCCTTTGTCTTCTTTAATCATCTTGAAATCATTAAAACGTCTTCTCGCAACGCTCTTGATAATTTCTATCTCCTTCAGTTCACTTGTGATCTTCCCGACAAAGGTTTCCAGAGACATATTCAAAGTAATAATATGAGAAGGATAACTACTAGTGATATCCACATCCACAACCCACTCATGCAATCCGACTTGTGGACTCTTAACATATGCTGCTCTAAACTTAACTTGATCACCTCCGTAATGGTGAGGAGCGCAAAGTTTCTTCCTCCTATAATACGTTAGCATCAGTCCCTCAATTAGCTGAGTCTGAGCATTGTAATACTTCATAGGAGACTTACACAATAGACTTAGACCTTGAACCATCCTGATATATCCTAACTTATTCTCCAGGTCATGAACTCGCTCACAGTCAACTACGTTGTAATCGGTATAGAGATCCCAATCCTTCTCCATCAACTCGCCAAGGTTTTTATATTGCGAATAGTCAAGTTTTCCCTCTCCTAATTCTTTTTGAGAAACGTACTCTAGAGTATATCGCTCACGTTTCTCTCCATACCATCTATAAACATTATAGTAGTCGAGAATAACCACACCACCCATATCGATGTTGATCTCGTCTGACATTTTTTGCTTCCAGATATTCACAACTCCGTTACGTGAGAAGTTACTGTACATCTGCTTACCTTGTTGACCACCAAAAACGTTTACTGTTCTATTGATTAGATATGGTAAATCGAACGCCCATATATTCCAACCACTAAGAACATCGCAAGGATTACTACCTATCCACTGGAAGAACTTCTTTAACAGTTCTTCTTCTGTATCACAATGATGGTAGTCAACCCCTTCTGCTTCATAAATGCTATCGGTATCCTGGAAATGATTCATACAAGGATTAAAACCAAAGGTAGTAGTATGATTTGTTTTGCTATTCCTAACTGAAACCAGAGTAACTTGATCAGCGGCATCTTTTGGTTCTGGAAATCCCGCTGGAGCATGTACCTCGATATCTATGTAGTAAACAAGTAGTTTAGGTACAGGGATCTCCTCATCTGGTATCCCATGATACCGCTCTGCTAAGAACTGGATCTCAAATCTTACTCTGTTCTCATACAAGTGACTAGCATTGCTTTCCTTTTGAAACTTATGGTAGTCAAAGTAAGTTTCGAATTCTTTTCTGTAGACTGATTTTCCGAAAATGGTTTTGATTGGTGACGACTTGGATGGCATGTAAACGTAAGGCGTCCAGGGAATGATAGTCTCTAAATCTTCTCCGTTGATCTGCTCCCATAGGTGCATTTCACTTCTTCTAGTATCATAAAAACAATTCTTAAACATACGACCTCCTCAAGCATTATGACTTTTCTCAGCCCATCTGCTTATAGTCTATTTTATTTTACTCTTCTATATCAAATTCTTCTTTTTTGAAGAATTCTTCTTCCTCTATTCCTAACTTTTCTAACCTTTCTTCAAGACCGTGAAAATACTCACTAGTTAATACTCTTCCTCCACTGGCAGGAGGACTCCAAGAGGAACTACCAGAAGAAGGCCCAACTGTGAACTCTGACTCTTCCTCTGTCATATAGTGATCCTGTAGCTCTCTTAGAGCGTGGATCTGATCTTCTGAATATAAACCTAGTAGTTTCTTTTTCTTAATAAAATTTCCAATAGCTTCGACTATTCCTAATCCAAACATTAGTCTCTTCTCCTTCCATTCCTTCTTCCGTTTCTCTCCTCTATAGCGTCATGATCTACAGAAGTTCTATCGTCACCAGAAATCTCAGCATCTTCAAGCCAAACATCTTCTTCACAGCTATCATACATCTTTAAACTTCTGGCGTCAAGATAAAATTTATCAAATTGCCCTACTCGACCACCTAGTCTATTTTTAGTAATCTTATAGAGTATTTCATTCTCATAGACCATGTTATCCTCGTCGGTGCCAAGGATAGCCATGAAGTCAGCAGTGGCAGGAACGCCAAGACTCTCTGCAATGTAGTTAAAGTCTAATGAATCAAAATTAACAAAGGTTCCCTCTCTATTTAGCTGAGACACTGATACTACAGGGATCTCAAATTCAAAGGACAACGCTCTTAACTCCTCTGCTACTCGCTTGACAGTAGAGTACATATTCTGCTCTACCTTAAAAGCAGTCTTCATTAGATTTATATAGTCAACATAGAGGATACTCGGATTGACATCTCGCATAATTAGCTCACGCAGATAGATCTTAAAGTCAAGCACCGATGCCTCACCTGTCGGAAACTGTTTAATGAATAACTCTCCTCTGTTCTCCGTAGCTTTTATTGCTACCAATTTCTGAAATAGTTCTCGCTTGCGATTATCTGATACATACATCCTATTAACATCTAGACATGAGTAGATACCATCGAATCTCTGAGCGAAAGCATCCTGGCCCATTTCCAATGAGATGACTACAGGATTATATCCAGCCAAAACTTGCCTTGCTGCGAAGTTCGCCATAGTATTACTCTTGCCACCGTGGATCTTTGCAGTTATAATTGAGAGAGTGAAAGGAGGAAAGCCTCCATTTATGAATTCATCGAATACAGGGAAGAGGGTAGGTATCTTTTCATCACTTGCCTGGAAGATTCTCCGTAGGCGTGCAGCTAAATGCTGGAAGTAATGGAGTCCTAAGTCTATCTTGAGATCCTTGACTAGCGCATCCTCTATCCTGTTGCGGATCTGGTTGCGCCTTTCGGGGTTTTCAACATCTTCTATGGATTCCACTATAGCATTTTTCAATGCTTTCTCTTTGAGGTAGTCATTTGACTGCTCTAAAAGGAACTCATAAGACTGAGCAACGTCAAATTCCATCTGCTCTGTTTCCTCCAAGAGAGTTTTAATGCTCTCTGAGTCATCCTCGGAGGAATTTATAATAGAATCTCTATTTGGTATGTTGTTATACTCGACAAAATAGTTTTTACAGAAATCGAATACATGCCTTATATAAGGATCATCGAAATACTTAGCTTCGAAAACAGACGATGTTAGTACAAGGAAATCCTTATCACTAGTCATGCCCTTAACTATGATCTTTTCTAAGAAGTCACTATTTAAACGTTCCAAATTCTACCTCCACCCATTGACCATCCTCATTTTTCGTTTCCAGTTTCAGATTTTCATCGCCCATCATCTGCTTTACTTTGTCTTCTATTTTTATTCCCTCTATGACTTCCTGGGCTTTGCGATTAAGCCATATTCGAAAGTCCATACTGTTGGATAGTCTCTGCATGGCTACCTTCTTATTCATAGACTGCTGCCGATGGTTTCTACATTCGCCTCTAGCTCCAGACTCTTTATGGATTATACGAACTCCACTGCTAGTCTTGTTTTGCTTTTGACCACCTTTACCACCAGCGCGAAATACCTGAACAGTGAAATCTTTTTTATTTAGGGAGAATAGCTTTTCTTTTTTCATAATGAGGTATGATACACTATTTGACACAATTTGTAAACCAAGAGAAAAAAAAGTTTGAAGGTTTACGAATGCTCTTACTTATGTTACAATATGAAAATGTAAATATATGATAGGTATTTATAATAGGAGAATTGTCTATGAGCAAAACTGTTGAAGAAATATTCACTGAGTTACACACAGAGCATCCCATTGATGAGATGGTTAAATTCGACGAGACTGATATCCAAGAAAAACTCCAGGATAACATCTTTCTACTCGTCCAGTATAAGGAGCTTTACTACGCAGAGCTTGATATATACGAGGAACTAGAGAGGAAAATGGATGCTCTAAGAGGTAAGAGATACAAGCATTATAAATTTGATGTTGATGAGCATTGGGAGAAAAAGGAAATTGAAGACTACTGCCTACCAGCAGATGAAAAGATCATTGCTATGAAAAAAATAATGAAGAAGCAAAAGATCAAGGTACGTTTTTTTGAAATGGCTTGGAAGGCTTTTGATAAACTGTCATGGAATATGAAGCAATTCAACGATAGAGATCGTAGAGGAATATAATGGTAGTACGGTTAGAATTATACAGAAAAATTAGAGTCAAGATATTCACTAACAATGACGAGTACATGAAGAAAATGAAGCAACTCTTTACCCATAAGGTAAAGGGATACTTCTGGAGTCCAAAATATCGATCTGGAATGTGGAATGGTGAGGCATCTTTAATCACTGACACTGGCACGTTTCCCTATGGACTGCTACCAGACTTTCTACATGCTTCCCGAAAAGAATTCCCTGATGTTGAATTTGACACTAGTGATGAAGTAAAACAGCTATTCAAGGGAGATACCTTTAAGCCTGGATTTGAAATTAAATTCGATCTGTCTCTTACTCCTCGACCATATCAGGAGGAGAGCGTTAGGTATTGCTTGAAATACTCCAAAGGCATCATTCGAAGTGCCACAGCTTCAGGTAAGTCACTAGTTATATCTTATATAATAAAGAACCTTCTCAATAATAAACCTATCACCAGAGTTCGCTCCGCAGTTGTAATCGTTCCATCGAAAAGTTTGGTTGAACAGTTCTACACTGATATGATAGAATATGGAATCGGAGCTAAGTACATAGGTCGTATATATGACAAGATAAAAAAGAAGGAAGAGCAATGGGCAAGAGCGATAGTTATTACTACTTGGCAGTCTCTAAAGAATAACACTAAACGCTTGAATGACTATGATATTATAATTGGCGACGAGTGCCATCAGGTCAAATCCCATGAGCTAAAGAAGCTCTTCTCTAAATCTAATGCAAGATATCGGTTTGGATTTACAGGAACCATGCCAATGGATGACTTAGAAATGCTCAACACTAAAGCATTTCTCGGCCCTGTTTTGAGAGACTATCCTTCTGGATTACTAGCAGAGCAAGGATATATCTCTAAGTGTAACGTAAAGGTAGTCAATATAAACTATGTTGGAGGTATAGAAGCAGAAGGATATAACGAAGTCAAAGAGGTAACCTTCAATGATGAATTCAGGTTAGGTCTGATTAAGAATCTGGTTGACTCCGTAGATCATAACATTCTATTACTCGTCGGCCTCCATAAAGAAGGTAATCTTTTATTGAATCTTCTGAGGAGATCCGAAAAGAAAGTAATGTTTTTACATGGGAAGCATGACGTTGAACTCAGAGAGCAATGGAGACAACGTATGATCGATGAGAAAGGAATAGCTCTCATTGCTACCTATGGGATATTCCAGCAGGGTATCAATATACCTAATCTGAAATACCTATGCCTAGCGGCTCCATTTAAAAGTAAGATACGAGTCCTCCAGAGTATTGGACGTACCTTACGTTTACATGAGGATAAGTCCACAGGAGCATATGTTTATGATATCTGTGATTCAGTGAGGTACTTAAAGAAGCACGCCGATAAAAGGATTATGTTCTATGATAGTGAAGGGTTTGATATAGAGGAGTTAGATTTTAATACTACTGATCATGATTTGACTTCTTTGGTTTCAGTGTAGTAACGTTCGCAGTACAACCTCTTTGGACATAACTCGCAATTCCATCTATGTAACTTTTTGTAAAACTTATTATCGCTCCAATCCCAGGATCGCATCCAATCTGTTCTCACGTTAATTCTCGCATAGTATGTTCTCGTCCATAGACATCCCAGGAGAAAAGCGATAATAAGTTCTATCATAATAATAAACTCAATAGCAAGTCAATGCCTATTGTCATTTGAAATACTGCCAAAAGTATCGTACCTAGTACGTAACCTAAAGCACTTCCTATCGTAATAATAAAAAATAACGGTAAATATCTCATTAGTACTTGCCTTTGACTTGCTCGTCATAGTCAATGTATGAAGTGAATTGACCGACAACACCAAATCTATTATCCCACAAATAAGACTCCGCAGCATGATAGCCTTTGATGTATCCCTTCCGATAGTGCCAAGCATCCTCTGTAGATAGAGAAGGAATCATTCGAAGTACTGCTCCGTTTTTCGTATCTACATTAGTCCAAGTCATTTCAGTTTTCTTATGCTTATGCCCGATATGGATCTCTCTATAACTGGCATCGGCCCATAGTTGAGGCTCTTCCGTAGCAATGATTCCTGGAAGATCTCTTAAAGGTTCCTCTACTCCATGAGTATAGCAAATCAGACCTTTACCCCAAGGGTAAAACTTTCTCCACTTCGGCCCGACATCCACTCTGACATCCTCGTCATGACCAAAAACTTCTGATATGACATCACATAGGTAGTAAGAGACATTCATATCATGATTCCCAGGCACCCATACCACATCTACTGGAGCTACTTGTCTACAGTAGTCAATAGCTTTGATGACTGCTTTCTTGGCTTTCTGGTAAATCTTGATGAGTCGAGAATCCACGTCAAGTGGGTTTCGATTCTGTGGAGTGGTATTTGTAGGATCATCGATATGTAAGAAGTCATTCCCGAAAGGAAACACGATTCTCGATGGCTGATATCCTGCTGACTTCTTCAATAGATCCTGTACAGCATAAAGGAATAAATCCTCTGCTATCTTTAAGTCATAGTCATACTGTGTCTCTTTGCCCCAAGCAAGCATACCAAAGTGAACGTCAAACAATGCTACCTCAAGAAGATATCTATCAGCATCTTCTTCGGCTAACGTTGGTCGCGTGTATGTTGGAGTGTCGAGTTTAGGAATTTCTTTGATGAGATCTCGGATTGCTTCTACCCATTCCATATTATGGAGTTTGACTAGCCAAGCCTGGATCTTATACATGGTAACAGTCTTCGGCTTGTCTATATAGATCGGCCTATCCTGTTTATCGTATTTTCCTGTCTCCTCACGCAGCTTCATGGTGACTTGCCAGGAACCAATGTGAAATCGATCTACTTTCCACTGAGTCATGTCTACCTTTGAAACTTCTAAGGCTTGTTCTAAGGTAGTAATTGTCAGGGATTGTAAATCTAATTTGGCATGGTTTTTGGACGTTCGGTTGAAGTCCATTGTTTCTTCTAGGGGTTTGTGACCTTGCTTAACTTGATTCTTCTTCAAAGGTCGGATGGTTGCTCTTATGTAGGCTTCGTCAACTCCTAATTCCTTCGCTAGTTTACTTCTCTTGAAATCGGGATTTTCGTAATACGCTTCTTTAATCTTGTCTTTTTTTGTCATACACAGTCCCTCCTATTTTCTGACACATTTTCGATATCTTCTACTACTTCTTTAAAATCGCTACACAATTTTTCAGGTAAGAATATCTCTTTAAGTGGACACCATTTTACATCTCTCCAATAATGTTCACATGCTTTACAAGGTAAATCGTTCGATCCTTCGTAGCAATGATTCACTTTTATCCTTACCTATTTGTGTATCGTTTATTTTTCGCTTTTTCCTCGCCAATTTGTATCTCCGTAATAGGTATCTTTTAGACTAGCACAAAATCCATCTGGATCATCTACTTTAGTCTTCATTTTTAAAACACAAGCATCAAAGAATCCCTTCTCTCCTGGATCTTTGCCTATACTAGCGCCAAATTTCTGTACAGAATCCTTAGTCCATCCAGCAGTCTTTACAGCCATCTCTTTTAAATCTGGTTCGGCCAGTAGCTCTTTAGTCTCTAGGATTAACTCTTCTACTTCAAATTTATCCAACAGATCCATTATACTTCCTCCAGCTTATCGTCGGCCATATCCGCTAATTTGATAGCTTCCTTTTGGCCTACGTCTTTTTGAGCTACGGCTTTCTTGAGATCGGATAAAACTGCTGTTACGTCTTTTGTAGACTTGGCTCTTTTGATTCTATCAGCGAGACTCTTATAAGTCTTACTCTCTTCTGTGATTGTATCTTCTTTTAGATATTTACTTACAGTATCCATTATCTGACTCCTCCACCAGTAATATCGCTATATCCTCTTCCTCTCCATTTTGGAAATTCTGGATGTCTCCAACCGTCTGGATATTTCCAACCCCAAGGGTATTTTCTGCCTCCTACTTTAGCCATTTGTCACCTTCCTTAATAGCCACTTTAACTTGACTATTTGGTTCTGGTACTGACTTCAAAGCAGCTACTAACTTCTTGACTAGTAGCTTAGTAAATTGCCGATTCTTCCTATCGTCTGGCCCAAAGTCTTTAAATACTTCAGTCAATAGGACTGTTTTCTCGTATGCTTTCTGTATATCTTTATTAGCCATTACTCCTCCAGTGATCAGGAACATAAGCACCTAATATATCATTGAACTTCAATCCTGGTCTGTCCAAATTTTCAGTTGTTTTATCAGGACTTTCAGGACTTATTACTCTTTTATTCTTTCGAGATAAATCAAGTATAGTACTTATTTTGTCTCCTACTACTCTAGTTTGACCAGAACCAATTATATTAACTGTAGTCCCTGCTAAATATGAACCACCTACAACATTAGCCTCATTAGTATCAGGAACACAAACCTTTCTCTTTGGGCAGTATTTCTGACCTGGAGGACAGTCACCACCTACAACGTCGATGTGGCCTTTCGCAGTATTAGTAGCTACATCTCCAGTAGTAGTCTCATCTCCAAGTAATTTATCGATTTTATTTACGATGTCCATTATACTCCCTTTTTAACCATTTGTAAACGTACTATTTTTTTAGTTCCTTCTCCACTTGTTTCCGCTTACTTTGACTATATCTCCTTCTTCTATCAAAGTATCCCATGCCTGATTGAACTCATGTCTTTTTAATCCATATTCTTTTTTAATCATTTTGAATACTTCATCTTTTGTCATGTCTCCGTATTCAAGAGTATCCATGATTCCATTTTCAGCGGTTGTAACAGACTCAGCCATTCCCTTTCCGTTGCCTTGTCTCTTTCTTTTCTTTTTTCCATGACTACCACCGCAGTTCTCATGAAGCATCATGTCTATCTTGTCTTCGATCTCGCCTTCATTAGCCTGTTTATTGTAGTAAGTCAAACAGATAGCTACTCGCTGATCTTGATTTCGTTTGGTATCGCTGTTGTTAGTAATCTCATGCATACATCGATCCATGAAGGCACTTTTACTTTCTCTCTTCTTCTTGTTTACTTTTTTCCGTTTCAGTGGCATGATTATACTCCTGTTTTAACATATGTTTTTTCTAGATCCATAGCGAAGCGAGATTTTTTCGGTGGTTTCGGAGTTTTCTCATCTTCTCCTAAAGAAAGATATTTCTTCATTGCTTTTTCTTTACCTAGCTTTTTAAATTCTTTTTGAGAAATAGCAGCAGCATAATCTCTATCATCTTTTCCGATTAAATGCCATTTCTTATCTTTAGTTCCATAGGCCCATTTTTTTTCTTCCTCTGAAACTAAAATCTCTTTACCTTCGTTTTTGACTATCGTTGTATCTTCCTCTTCCACCAGAACATCCTTAAACTTACTCGCCTTTACTGCCTCGTCTGTCTTAGGGTCGAATATCTTATTAAATTCCTGGATGATACTTTCCTTATCGGGATCACTAACAGTGACTTTCTTCTTCTTCAAGATCTCGTCACCTTCACTGATCTTCATTGATACAGGTACTTCGATATCAATGTCTCCGCTCCAGGGAGTTACGTAGGCGTTTTTGTTGGCGATTACATCTAATCGGCCTTTGACTACTAGTGCTTTGTTCTTAGAAATTGACTCCGTAATCTGGTCATTGACTACATTCTTAAATGGAGGCACTTCTACTTTAAAACATCCCTCTGATATCTTTGCAGGGAATCCGTACTCGACTCCTCCGAAACTAAATCTAAGATATCCTTCAAGATCTTCTGTAGCACACCCACTACTCGCATCGATTTTAAATTCTAATGTTTTGGCTTCATCAATTTTGATTTTCATAACTTTCTCCATTTACTATAAGGTTTCACTAATATTTATAATTTTTTACTTAATTTTTATCGTTTTGATTGTAATATCTACCTTTTTCTTCTTAGACTTAATAGATTCAATCCTTATCGGGATCTCTTTATCTTCTACTAATGAAACTTTAAGATTAAATTTGTCTACTACAGGCTCTCTTACCATGATCACAGGAACGTTATACCATCCTGTGGGAATTACTACTGATACAACGTTAGTACTTGACGAGGAAGACCATGACTCACTCGATGATGACGAGTCAGATGAGCTTGACGATGACGATGAGCAGTCATACCAGATCAGTTCGGGTCTTCTCGGCCCAACTGGAAAAGCAGGAGGAACTGCTATCAAAGAAGATTTTGAACTCGAT